TGCCGCATCCAGTTTACTGTTGCGGCAGCAGGATCGTTCATCCAACCGGGGTAAGTTTGGTCAAGTGTTGTACGGTCAACTTCAGTGATGCCGTTACCATCTTTGACTTGGAAAATTTCAATAATGCGGAGGGAGTCTATAGGCGGAGACTGAAGAACCTGCCCCGCCGTACAGGGAATTTCACCGATGTAAGCAAAGAGATCAGGACGCAGCACCGCCATCCGCTTGAGCGTCTGGTTGGCAAAACCCAACATCACCGTATCGCTATAGCGCTGCGGCGAGTTGATGTCTTGGATGAGGCGTCGTGCCTCTATGATTACTTCGTTGAGTGTCATTCGGGTAATCCCTTAGAGGCTTCAGCGTTGAGTTCTACATTCTCGATAGGTGGCTCAACAGGAATCTCCTCATCAGGAGTTTCGAGTTGTAGACCAGACTTACGGCCTTTTTGTTTCTTAGGAATAAACTTTTCAGGAAATGCTTCTTCTTCAGTAATTTCTTGACACGCCGGGTTCTCAGCAAGAATCTCGTTCCATTCGTAGATAAAACCTTTTTGATCTTTTAGGTATCGCATTATTTGCTCCTTTTGGCTGCGTTCATATTATCGACCAAGTTAGGGTATTTACGCCCTGCTTTTTTGGCTGCTGCTTTTGCTTTAGCCTTTTGCTCAGGGGTAAGAGGCTTGGGTTTCCCCAATCCTTTTGGCCTTGCTTTATCCCAAACTTGTTTTACCATTTCACTTTATCCGCCCAGTATGCCGCAGACATTTTGCCTTTGGCAATGTTCTTTGCATGACGGGCTTTGAAACTTTTTTGCCGCGCCTTTTCGCTTGAGGTGCTTGGACTAGCCCCAGCACCGCTTACACCTTGCTGACCAAAACGAATAACCTTCTCTTTGCCATCAGCGCAGGCTTTAACTACGTGCGACTTGGTAGCATGCCCCGGCGTTCTCTTAGGAGAATTACAGGCCATCTCAGATTTTTTGATAACTTTAGCCATTAAAGCGCCTCGTACCAAGTAGTCACAACACAATCAGCAGGTATGTCAAGATACAACCCATTAAAAAATACCATTCCGGGATCGGGCATATCAACTTGTATTACACCCTTACCATAAGCATTGATTGCGTAATACGGCTCACCACCAGTGGGAGCAGTATCTAAATCATAGAACTTAACAATAGCATCCGCCCCAGCGCTGTGCATAACCATAACCTTACGGATAAGGTGATGCCCCGTAAAAGCCTGCCCATCAGTAGATAACTGCGATGCTTTTACACCATAGGGATCAATATTTGCCACTGTGTTCTCCTAGTAGGAGGGGGCCGAAGCCCCCATCCTTTTACTTACGATGCAGATGCGTCTACAACCAACGCCCACACACGGCAAACCAACGCGCCGGGCACTTGCCCAACAAGCACGAGATCAATCGTGTCAGCAGCGGTGTAGTATTTACCAGCCGATAAGCCAACAATAGCGCCACTAGACAAAGTGAGGTTTGAAGCAAACGAACCAGCAGCGTCAGCAGCAACGCCGTCAAGGTAGCCGTCAGCGTCTGCGCCATCACCAATGTCCAGCGTCAAACCAGTCGTACCACCAGTCTCAACTTCAACGCCAACGTGTAGAACTAGCGTTTTAGCCGGAACAGGCAGAACTTGCAGAATGTCGCCAGAAGCCAGAGCAGTAGCACTAGCAGCCGAACGAGCAGCAGCAATCGCTGTAAAGTCCAAATCAACTTCCATACGGGTTACTTTGGTTAAACCATCAGCACGATAAGCAGCCGTGCCTTTGTTAAACCCAAGGGTATCGGTATATGTTGCCATTTCAAATCTCCTAAAAAGTTACGAGGAGGGGCCGAAGCCCCCGCCAATTACAGAGTGATAATTCCCTGAGCCAATGCTTCAGGCTTAACCACCTTGTAGCCATAGACTTGCAGGCCACGGATGATGTTGCCGAAGGTAGACTCAGCGCGAATCGACTCCATCTCGGTCATTTGAGAGGCGAACGTAAAGCCCATCTTGTGACCAGCGATAATGCTGAACTTGCCGCTAGACACATTCAGATTGTGGCTCATGTAAACCGTGAAACGGTCAATCATACCGAGACGACCATTACGCAGAATCGACACGTTGTCGCCGGTTAGCGATGCGTCTTTCAGGTCAGACTTCTTAATCATGCCAGCCATCTTGGCAGGAATGACGATGAAGCGCTCACCCTCAGGAGCATTGGCTTCGTCGAGGACAGTACCGATGTCAACGATGTAGTCCAACACGTTGGTCTTGGTAATAGCGATAGGCGAACCAGTCGTACCCAAGTCAATGTTGTTGGAGATGCGACCAGCGGTTGCACCTTTATTGTCGCCAGAAATGTCCGGTAGGATGTCAGTCAACACACGCTGGTCGATCTTGATCTTCATACGCTCAGAAGCGTCTTTAGACCAAGTGTCCATCATGTTAACGTCAGATTGAACCTTGTCCACATCGTCTTCGATACAGGCAAAGTACTCGCCCTTGTCGATGACCAACTGGATTTTTGGTTTGTCAGGGTTCTCAACGCTCAGCGTCTGACCTTTGACATAGGTTTTGATGGTGATCTCAGGAGTGGTACGGATATTAACCGTATCACCCATACGACGGATTTCACCTTCGTAGTTGGTATTCGAGATTGCTGCGAGCACGGTGGCATCGTAGAAATTCTCAATCAGTTTACCCGACCAAATTTCGGGAATGAAGTTGCCCGAATAGTTCGGACGGCCTTGAGAGACGGGAAATCCCATGATAAAACTCCTCTAATCAAGCGTTTACAGTTATGCGATTTTCTCGCTGTGCAGCAAAAATATCGCGTTCAATGCGGTCACGCTCTGCTTCACGACCTTTGTACTTACCCTGACGAACATCGTTAAAAAAGGTTTTGATGTCATCAGGCGAGTATGTCTTGGCGTTTGAACCTGTTGGCGCACCAGTGCTCCGGCCTTTACCGGGAGTTACTTGGCGCTCAAGTTCAGAAGCAGCGTCATGCCGACGAGTGTTTTGAGCAGCATTGGCTTGTCCAGTTATCTCAAGCCAAGACCGGAAGAAATTACCTACCCGACGCACATCGAGGGTGTTTTGTGCATCCTCAAGAATAGTTTGGCGACTGATACCAGTCAGAGGGTCAACTTCGAGCAACCAAGTCTTAAAGTCTTCGTCGTCGTTGATGTCCTTCCAATTAGGAACCATTGAAGCCAATTCCATCCAAAATCGCTGTTCAGCAGTCATAGCCTGTTGATGCGTAAGGTTCTTCACCTGTGGCACAACATTAACTTGCAACTGTTGGAGCATCCGTTCGATCTGCACGATTTTCTGGGCTACGGGAATCAGTTCTTCGCGGGTCACGCGACGCATGACATCCAGCGATTCGCCGTACTCCTCTTGGTCTTTGTCCGTCACTAGAGGCTCAATTTGAGGTTGAGCACCAGCAGGGCGACCGGTAGCCTGTTGTGCAGAAATGGTTGCCAGCAACTGCTCCATTTGTTGTAGTCGGCCTGATAGTTCCTTGTTCTGACTATGCAGACGAGGAACCTCGGCGTTATACATGCCTTGGAGTGTGCGATATTTCTGAGTCAGTGTTTCTTCTGAGCCTTTTCCGTCACCACTCGCGTGCTCACCGCTGGGTGACTGAGCAGCATTGTTCGTTTCAGAGTTCTCGTCGGCGGTCGGAGTACTGTCTGCCACAGGCTCGTTGGGCGGAGTTCCACCATCGGCGGATGGGTTTTGTCCCTCGCCATTGGTTCCATCACCATTAAGTTGTTTGTACAGTTCTTGAACTGCCTCGGTCTGTTTACGAATTTGCTCTGGAAGTGCCATGATTAAACGCTCCTATCGGTATGCGTGATTAGACGGCGAGTCATATCAGTTAGGACTTTGCCGCTAGTTCAGGGGACTCTTTGGCGAGTCTATACAACTCACCCAAAACTTGGCATCGCCCCTGCATCAATGCCGCGTTGTTTATTGCATTGGGTAACTGCTCCAACTCGTGCGTCCGCCATGCAGCAAGATATTCCAGAATCTCTGGAAACTGCCGCACAGCAAGTGCGAAAGCCTTTACAGTCCGTTCGTCAGGCCGAATCATGGCTGACCCCCACTGCGGTTCATGACTGTGTTGCCGTCCATGCCACCTTTGGGAGAGCCATCAGGTTGTACGGGTACACCAGATGGTTGCTGCGCTGCTAAGGCTTCGGCTTTCGCACCAAGACTCATAAACGCAGATTTCTCCCGAGATGGAATAACTTCATCCACAGGCATTTGCAAACCTTTAGCCACTTCACGAAGAATCGCGGCGCGACCATCCTTACCAAGAATCTCGATGTCAATCGGATTGGCGGTTGCGTTAAGGAATTCGATACGGCGGACGTTGACAGTCTCTTTGACAGCCAAGTTAACTGCTCCGCGAGCAATAACTTGTACGTCGCCTTTGATAGCCTCGTCCTCGTCGTAGCGCATGTTGTACACGAACTGACGTTGAACGATGGGCTTAATAACATCTCCGTCGATATGACCCACGACTTGGCGGATACCTTTACCCGCTGCGCCCATGAGCATCGACAGACCTGACGAAGTGCGGCCTGCGCCTTGCACGTTCAGGTCACCATACAGGTAGGCCGGAATACCAGAGTGGTCATCAGCCAACCGAGCAAACTTATCGTACACAGCCACCAACGTACTAGCGTTATCTTCCGGCTGCGTAAAGCGAACAGCAGGCGCACTTGACCCAACGGGGTCGTTAGTCACCTGCCAAATCTTCCAAGGGAACATCTGTGTAATGTCCTCGTTGGGAGGAATACGGTCGAGGTTGACTTCAACCTGCGGGCCAGACGCGATACCCATGTTGTTCACAAGAGCACGAGCGGCTGCATTACAGACGTTCTGAATATCTTCAATGATCTCGGGAATACCCTTACCCCAGAACGCACCGGGGCACTTGATGAACGAAGTCTTGCAGTATGGCTTCTGACCCAGTGGGTCATAGTTCAGCACTGCTTTGATGACGTAGTTGCCGATCATCCAGACGTTGGCATCGTACTCACGAGCCTCATCAGGGACTTCTTCTTCAGTCATACCCCACTCGCGGAGCATCTTGCCGGAGACTTTACCCCAGAACTCAAGCGCATCGAACACATCCGTCGGACGCATGTAGGAGTAGTACTTGCGCTCCTCCTCATTCTTGATGAGTTCCACATCTTCGTTAATCCAAGATGGGCCAGCGCCACCGTCCAAGATGGCACGGATGGCATCCTCATCATAGCCCGGCACACCAATCAGATCAGACAGATCAGTGCGGGACAAGGGGTGGTGCTCGAAGATATAGCCTTCCTCGATACGGGTAATACCCGGCTCAGGATAGATACGGAACGGGTCAACGCGTTCAAACTCGGGAGCCAGACGTTCAATCGGCTCAACCACAGTTTTACCTGCCACGGTTTTCCAACCGAGGGCACGCTGACGACGCACCACTGGGCCTTTAATAAAAGCAGCAGGGAATGTAACAAGGTCAGTAACAAAGTCATTGAACGAATCAGCCCAACCACCTTGGGCGAACTGATCTTCAATTTTCAACTTCATTTTGTCCGCACGATTCTGTGCGTCTTGCAAAATTTTGAAGCGGTAATCCTGAGATACCATCTCCTTGAGTTGTTGCATCTCTTGCTTAGTCGGAGCCTGCTGCGTTTCTTGCAGCATAGTCAGCACTTCACTTGCAAAGATGTCTTGGATTTCCTGACGCTGCAAAGGAGAAAGGTCAGGAATCGGAGTGGGGACAATATCCCACGGTGGAGTACCGCTATCGAGCAAAATGTCACGGAGCCAAGATTCCGCTGCGCGGCACTTGACTTCAGTAATCATCATGTAAATTTCTGAACCGCCTTGCTGCTTAATCTGATTCAGTTTGTCAGGTTCATACTCGCCATTGCGCTGACGCAAGGCTTGAAGCATCGTGTCTTCTATAGGTTTCTTAGCAATCTTCGCTACATCCCAGCACATCCGAATGTGCTCAGATAGTCCAAGAACCATTGGTTGTCTTCTC